TTAAACTATTACCCAAATCACCTGGAAACTTTCCGATAAATACGTGATTATCGCTATCTAGTGCTGACTGTTGGGTATCGTAGTTATCGTCATTTTTAACTGTAGGCTGTGTGCTAACACTAATGTCTGATGCATTCTTAGCAGCAGTTGTTGCCATACGTACAGTTTGTAAACTTTGTGAATATCTTAAAAAATATGCTGCTGATAGAAAGTCAACAGCTGTGTCGTCGTTAGGTGCACCAAAAGTTGAAGCTAAAGTACCCTCATTATTAATGAGTGTAGCCTGCTCAACTGGGCCCCAACGGAAATTACCAACAAATGCGCCTGTAGATGACTGAACGTTAGGAACAACGCCTGTAATGTCTACTTCTTTGACGACAATCGCTGGTGACTCTGAAGGTGTACCAATTGCCATGTTTATCTTCCTCTGAAAAAATTATATGTTCGGTCATAATACGCTAATCAATTACAGATATTTATAACAATTAAAAATTAGAAAGTATCCTCATATTCAATAGCCCATTCTTGACCTAGTACCTCTCCTGGAGCTGGCTGAATTTCTTCTAGTCCATCGTCAACAAAGCCAAATGGCAATACATCCTGATCTATCTCTTGCATCCTTTGATCAAACAACATTTTTTTAATGTTTATATCTGTTAGCTCAGCAAAGTTATTACTTGTTGAAAAATACCCGAACATCACTAAGTTCATCATCAAGTCGTCATGATTTCCATCGCTGGCTTCATATGACTGTCCTTTAGCAACAAATGTGGATATTTCTAAAATAGTGTTTTCATCAACAATTTCTAATTTATTATTTTCTAAAATATCTTTTATATTTGAGCAACCAAGTCTTTTAGTCTTTCTAGTTATTTCGATACCAAGAGCATTAGCTTTCACTGCAGACTCTACATGCATATTTTCATATTCAAAGTCATAATACATTCCGTTGCAGACAACTGTACCCTGATCATTTGACTCAATAACTACATAAGCTTCATTATAGACTTTTGCATATTTATAAATAACATTGGGGAAGAGTATTGGAGAAATAATATTATTGCGATAAACAGCAACCTGTTTAAAAGGTCTTGTGCTAATATCGATCACATTAAATGTACTATAGTCCTGTCCTCTTCCCTTCGAAACATCAACTGTCATTATATATTCATGTTTCTTTTGCGGCTCTTCATAGATCCACACGCTGTTGCCCTCAAGTAATTTAAGAGGTGGTTTAGCTCTGAAACCCATAAGTGTTTCAGCATTTATAAGCGTATCTCCTGTCCCGAAGAATGTATTACCAAACTCTTGATCGAATTGGAGCTGACTTGTATTAGCAACAGTTTGTTGTTTCCAGTCATTATCACGCCCCGGTACGTCCCACCAGTCAACCCTATAAGATTTAAACTCGTTGACTCCCTGGACTGCACCTTCCCAGATTTTGTGAAACTGATTACCGATCCCATTTGCTGTACTCGTAATTATGACTTTTGTGTCTTTGCCTGATGAAATAACAGGATATGTCGATGTGTAAAACTCAGCAGCATTTTCAACGAATGCAAACTCATCGAGATATAGCAAGTTAACAGACATACCACGAATTGATGAGCCAGACGTTGCTGCTGAAACAATTCTGCTGTTATTGCTAAATTCTATGGATCTTTTGTTGAGTGCCTTACACCCTGGTTGCAAAAAGAATGGTAAGTTCTCTAACATAAGAGTTACACGCCCAAGCATCTCCTGAGCTGTAGCACCTTTGTTTGCTATAATTGCAATAACTTTTTCCGGATGAAATACTGCATACCAAAGTAGATACGCGACAGAACTAATAGATTTACCAGATTGACGGCAAGCTAATACAATACTGAATCTATTATCAGTAAAATGATTAAACATTTTTTCTTGATATTCATATAGTTCAAATGGAACTAAACCTTTATCAAGATGTATAATTTTACAATAATGACTTGCAAAGTACGAAGGCGACTTTAAACACTTTTTATATTCTCTAACTTCATGTGGTGTAAAATTATGTACAACTCCGTCACGTTTAATATTTGCGTTGCCAAGGTATGTTTCACTCATCCGTCTTGTAATCGCTAATGTCAACTATATTGTCCTTTTCATCTTGTAAAAGCATACGCTGTAAATCACTTGTGGACCCAACAAATACATTATTAGTAGTTTGGTTAGCTAACTCCTGTGGCTTATCTTCTTTATGATAGTCTTTCTTTTTCTTATGAAGATCCATGAGATTACCATTTATGTCACCCATATTCTTCATCATACCCGATAGCACTTCAAAGGCCCTTGGATGTTCAGTAGCTCTTGCTACCTCCATCATATCTTCAAGAGCCTCTGAACCTTTAGCTAAGAGATCGTGGTAAATTTGTCTTGAATATTCAAAATCATTTTCTGCTGTGTTATCATCATCTTTTTTCATATTACGCACTATCTGTAAATGGATCAGTTAAGTCTATGTATTCAGTAAATCCAAAGTCTGAATCCGCACTAACATTTCTAGGATTTGTAACAGTAGTAATTCTTTCAATTTGTGTATCAGAATCAGCCAACCCTCTTTGAATTTCGTATATATCGGCTATTGATTTTGTAATAATACCAGTTTCTTTTATAGGACCATATAAATTAATTTTCATATCAAAATCTAATGTATAAATTATAGTCCTACGGGCTTCCATAGGTCCTTCATAATCATCAGCAAAGTTAACGCCTACCACCGTAATAGGAATATCCTCTTTAATATCAGGATAATCTTCAAATGGTTTCATAGTTAACGTGTATTGCGGATTAAAGAAGGGTAAAATCTGTTCTACGATCTGTAGTGCATCATCCTGAGACTTAGCATATATGCTTAACTGAAAGTTGATACTGTAAGGCACAAAGCTATAGAATCTATTACGAATAGTATTAGAAGATCCAGCTTGGAAAAAGTTATTAGTCTTTTGTAGCTGACGACTTTGGTCATAACTAAAACTAACAATTTCGAATGACATACGAGGTAACTTAATAGCTACCTTTGTATCGTTATCTAAATCTGGATTTTCTCTAATCCTATCCAAATATTTTTGTTTTGGCGCATAAGATAAAGGAACTTTAACTTGACTAATAACCTGATTAGCCGAATTAGTTCTTAGCACATAGATGTTATTAAACATTGTGCCGAAGGCTGAAACTGCCTTTCTAATCTTCTTATGATAAAAATGTGTTCCGAACATGGCTATGTCTCGTTAGGATCACCAAATGGGTTAGACTCTGTAAAGTCTAAGAATCCATCAGCAATAGTTTCAAAGTCATTATTTTGTTCATTTTCAGCAATTTTATTATCTTCACCTGTTATAGTTACAGCAGATATAGAGTTATCACTATCACCAATAATGTTTCTACCAGTTACAAACTCGTGGTATTTGCCATCATTTGCGCCAACATGAACTAAATGTAAAATATTATCAGAGTCTGAGAACTTAGCTACCTCACCAGACATGATAGTTCCATCACCCAGTGTTTGAGTAACTTTAAAGCCCTCAGTATACCCATTACTTGCACTGTCTAGTGTCAATAGATATGTGTATGCATGATCTTGTTCTATATCATCAATAGCTTCAATGCCTGTATCCAAATCCTCATCATTATATTCGAATAGCTCACAACGTAGTTTATAGGTTGGAAGATTACTTAATTGATAAAATGGTTGTTCGTGCTCAACATGCATAATTTGAAACAACGAACGTGATAGAGGAATATAAATTAGATCACCTTCAAGGGGCCTAACTGAGTTAATTTCGTTATCGTATCTACCTACAGTTTGAGTCCATCTTCTTCTAGCAACAACAAATGTAGCTTGGTCTCTAATTTCTACACCAAACTTAGTAAATAAATCTCCGTCTCCGTCAAAGCCCTCTATGTTTTCTATGTACATTTCGATCTTATGAGATGAATTAAAACTAGACGGAACATCATCACCAAAAATAGTATCCTCGTTTACAATATCTCTTGGAAGATAGTAAACGTCCTGACCGTACATTTTAAGTGATTCAATTACAATATCCTCGTAAAGATATTGTTCAGATCTTACTGTATCTGAAAAGTAAAGATTGCGTGCCATTTATTATCCCACAAAGAAGTCGATTGGGAGTTCATGATCAGAGCGTATTTTCTCTCTTAATCTTTCAATGTCTTGAGTTGCGTCGTCAAATAACTGCCG